ACTGGTTGGCAGCGGACAAGACCATCGGGGGGTTCCGGAAGATTACGGACACCGTGGGGCGCCCGATCTGGGAGCCGAGTGCGGTTCTGGGATCTCCGGACCTGCTGCTCGGCAAGCCGCTGGTCGCGGACCCGTTCATGCCCGCTATGGCCACCTCGGCCAAGGCGATCTGCTTCGGCGACTTCAGCCAGTTCTTCGTGCGCCTGGTCGGCGGGGTCCGGTTCGAGCGGTCCGACGACTTCGCGTTCGGCAGCGACCTGGTGACGTTCCGCGCGATCCTGCGTGGTGACGGCACCCTGGTCGACCAGACCGGAGCGATCAAGTACTACGCTGGGGCATCGACGTAATACAGCGAGTAACCGAGGGAGAGGCCATGCCACCGGAGGCGTTCCTGATGACGGGCGGCGCACAGCCGTTCCGTGAGGCGGAAGCGTGCCCGGTCATGGCCGGCCCGCACTGTGCGCCGCGGGATAAGCGGTCCTTCATGGTGGCCGACGCCGCCGTGGCGGACGGCACGGCAGCGGTACGGATCGCGATCTGGCGCTGCCAGTTCTGCAATGCGCTGCTGATCGGGATTGGGCGCCCGCTGGCGGAGATCGCCGGCAAGCCCGGTACCGGCGTGCACAGTCAGGAGTTCGCGTGGCTGGAAGAGGTTCCCGTGCGGCAGGAGGGTGCGGCACGGGAACCCAGCCGCGCGGGCAGGGCGCGTGAGTAACCGCAAACGGCTGCCCGCCGTTAAAGAGCGCATTCGGTGCGGGGCCTGCAACGGGTCCGCTGGGGGCCGCGCCACCGTGCTGCCGGACGGCCAGCACATCTGCCTGCGCTGCGTAGATACCGGGATACTGGCGCAGCGGCTGCCCTGCGGGCATGTCGGCATCCCCGGCACGCTGGTCATCTCCGACAGCGCCGACCGGGGCAATTTCCAGTGCATCCAGTGCTCAGCGGAATCAACGCTGCCAGGAAGGGCGAACTGATGTGGGTCGCTATGGTGATCTCAATCTCCGGCGGGCGCGCGGATGGCCGGCCGTGGCCGAACGCGGGGTACCTGCTGGAGCTGCCGGATGCTGAGGGCGAGGACCTGATCCGCGGCCGGATGGCGGTACAGGTGCCGGTGCCCCAGCCCGTCTCCGCGCCGCCGCCTGCCGCGCCGCCCGTGCAGGCTCCGGTATCCGCGCCGCCGCAGACCGCGGCCGGGCCCGTTCCCGCGGAGCCCGGGACGGCCAGCGCGGCGGAACCGGCTGCCGCGGCGGGGCAGGAGATGGAGCAGCCGAAGCCGGCTGACCCGAAGCAAGCCTGGGTCGATTACGCGGTCAGCCAGGGAGCGGACCTGTCGGCTGTCGCGGACGTGACCAAGCAGCAGCTGATGCAGGCTTATGGCGGGCGGCTTTGACCCGCGTACGATAAGAGCAGGTACATACCCGCCCGCGGCCTCCTGGGGAGCCGGGCTCCAATCATGAGGAGCCCGCGATGGCTATCACGCCCACCCAGAAGCCGGACGACAACGCCGGGGGCGGCAACGTCTCCGGGACCGATCCCAGCAATGCGTTTTCCGGGCAGCGGCCCAAGGGCAGCGACACCACCAACATGCCGGGCCAGTACCCGCCGGGCGGCTGGGGCGACGCGCTGTTCGGCGGTACCCTGCCGATGGGCACCGGAGCGCCCGGCACCCAGGGCGCGGTCGACGGCTCGGGCGCTGACCCGACCAATGAGCCGGGCCAGACCGATGACGGTTTCACCGGCCTGCCAGAATCCGACATCGTGCAGTCCGGCGCGCCGGGTGGGGCGACCACTCCCAACACCGTGGGCGGCGGCACCTCCATCTCCTACACCCAGCCCGGGTCCTACAGCTCCGGCACTTACCAGAGCGAGACCGTGCAGGATGACCTGTCCGGCCCGCGGGACTCCACCCAGGCCAACGACATCGGCTACGCCAGCAGCGGGCCGAAGCTGCCGGGCATGTCCGAGCCGGAGGCGGGCAACAGCGCCTTCCAGCCGGGCGGCGGCGGGCACGTGCTGCGCGGCGGCCGGGATGTGCGGCCCTGATGAAAGACCTGTCGCCGCTGGCTAAAAACAGCATGTGGCCAACCAGCCAGTCCGGCGGCAACCGGATGTGCTCCAACTCCGAAGCGATGACCGCACCGGGGTCCTCACCGGTTGACCCGGAGATACCCAGCGCCCAGCAGTCGGACCCGTCCGTAACCATCCCTGCACCGATGCCGTCCGGAACCAGCGGGAAACCGCAGGCCAGCAAGCAGGACAGCTATCACCCGGCCCGCCCTGCCTGGGGGGCCACCACCATCCCGGACGTCATCCGGGGCGGCGCCAATGGGTCCGCGGCAACCTGATAAGGAGCACATCTCATGCCCAGCGCACCGAAGCCCATCACCTCCCCGCCACCCACCAGCCCGGACCAGCCGTACGACAGCGACGGTTCCGGCAGCGCCGACACCCAGCTCACCAGCCAGCACGCCTACGACGCGGCCGGCGGCGTGGCCAAGGCCGACCCGTGGCCGAAGGTGCAGCAAGGCGGCGCCGCGGACTTCCGGACCGGCAGCATCACGGGCGAGTGGCCTTCGAATGGCGCCTCGTCTGCCGGGCCGTGGAAGCAGGCATAACCCGTGAGTGACATCGCCAAGGTAGCCGTCAACGGCAAAGAGCTGGCGCTCGGCAATCAGGACGTCACCAAGGTGGCGGTTAACGGCAAAGAGACCGCCGTTGTGCGGGCCAATGGGTCCGAGCTGGCCAAGGGCAACCAGGACCTGGCCAAGTAGGGCCGGGAGCGCCGGATGTACAACCACGCCGTGGCCGTCACGTTCCATGTCAGCGGCCTGCATGGCGCCTTGCTGATCATCGCGGTCATCCTGTTCGCGATAGCCGCTGTTATCGCCTGGTGTGTCTCGCCGCGGACGCACTGGGCGACGCTGGTGGCGGCCGGGCTGTGCCTTGCCGTACTTTCCGCACTGGTGACCTGATCGGGCGTACGCTGGGGGTCACAGTCTGAGGCCGTCGCAGCTGGCGGAGCCGGTCCGTTTCGCATGAGACGACGGCGATGCCATGCGCTATCTGGTGACCGGCGGTGCCGGGTTCATCGGTTCCAATCTGGTGGATGCCCTGGCCAACGCCGGGCACGAGGTCCGGGTGCTGGACAACATGTCCCGGGGGCGGGCTGACCGGCTCGACGGCCTGGGCGCCACGCTCATCACCGGGGATATCCGCGACCCGGATGCGGTGACCGATGCCATGCAGGGCTGCGACCGGGTGATCCACGCCGCCTACGTGCAGGGCACTCAGACGTTCTACGCCGAGCCCCGGGAAGTGCTCGACGTGGCCGTGCGCGGCATGCTCGCGGTGCTGGCGGCGTGCGAGGCCACCGGCTGCGGCCAGCTGATGCTGATCTCCTCCTCCGAGGCGTACCAGGTCGCCCCGGTGACGCCCACCCCGGAGAACGTCCCGCTGGTGGTCCCGGACGTGCTCAACCCGCGCTACAGCTACGGCGGCGGGAAGATCACGTGCGAGCTGATGGCGCTGGCCTGGCAGCGTACCGGCGTGCTGGACCGGGTGATCATCGCCCGGCCGCACAACATCTACGGGCCGGACATGGGCCGTGAGCACGTCATCCCCGAGTTCTGCCTGCGGATGAACCGGCTGGTGGCCGAGTACCCGGACCCTTCAGGCGTTGTGACGTTCGGCATTCAGGGAACCGGTCAGGAGACCCGCTCGTTCTGCTGGGTCGATGACTGCGTGGATCAGCTGATGCTGCTGTGGGACAGTGCAGAGGAGCCGGTCAGCGTCTGCCACGTCGGAACGATGGACGAGCACACGATCGCGGACGTCGCCGGGGCGGTGGCGGCCTGCTACGGGCGGCAGATAAAGGTGGTCCCGGGCACGCTGCCGAAAGGCTCCCCGCCGCGGCGGCTGCCGGACACGGGCAAGATCCGCGCCATGGGCTGGGACCGCGGCAAGGAACGGCGGTTTGAGGCCGGCCTGGCGGATACCGTCGCCTGGTATCGCTCGCATGGCTGACGTTGAGGTCACCCGGGTCCGCTACTGCGGCATCTGCCGCGGCGAGCACCTGAAGCTGATCCTGGACCTGGGGGAGCAGCCGCTGGCCGAGCGGGAGACCGGCGACGTGTACCCGCTGGCGCTGCTGGAGTGCACCACCTGCGGCCTGGTGCAGCTGAGTCACATCGTGGACCCGGCGCAGATGTTTCCTCGCGACCACCCGTACGCCACCGGAAACACCCGGTTTCTGCGGGAGCATTTTGCGAAGCTGGCTGCCATCCTCACCCCGCTGGTCAGTTCCGGTGAGCTGATCGTGGACATCGGCGCCAATGACGGCACGTTCCTGGACGCCTTCCGGCACGTCAACCACGGCGCCCGGCTGCTGGCTGTCGAGCCGACCGGGCAGGCGAAGGCGTGCCGGGCCAAGGTCATCCCGGTCGAGCAGGAGTTTTTCACCGCGGCCCTGGCCCGCAAGATCGCCCGCTACATCGGCGAGGCCAAGGTGATCGTGGCCACCAACGTGCTCGCGCACGTCCCGGACCCGCATGACTTCCTGTCCGGCGTTACCTCGCTGCTGGCCGATGACGGAGTGTTCGTCACCGAGAACCACGACTGGGCTTCTGTGGTCAACGGGCTCCAGATCGACACCATCTACCACGAGCACTTGCGTTACTACTCGATCAGCTCGCTGGGTTACCTGCTGGCCATGCACGGGTTCCTGATCAGCGGTGCCGAGCCGATTCCCGCCCACGGCGGCAGCTTCCGGATCAGCGCCGTGCGCCAGCACCGGGCGTTCGGCGCCCGTGCGGGCCGGGCACGCGATGAGCTGCGCGAGCTGATGGAGGCCAGCGCCGCGTCCGGGCCGGTGTACGGGATCGGCGCGTCCACCCGCGCGACGCCGCTTATCCACTACATGGGCATCGCGCCGCACCTGTCCAGGGTGTGCGAGGTGGCTTCCAGCGCCAAAATCGGCACGTGCATCCCGGGCACGTCCATCCCCATCGTGGATGAGAAGGCGCTGATTGAGGATCAGCCGCCGCACGCGCTGCTGCTGTCCTGGCACCTGAAGGACCACCTGGTGCCTAAGCTGCGCGCGGACGGATATGAGGGCCGCTTCATCGTCCCGCTGCCCAAGCCGAAGGTGATTTATGGCTGACAGATTTGAGGATCATCGCGGCGTCATCCAGGACCTGATCACCCGGCGGGTCGATTCGGTCACTGAGATATTCACCCGGGCCGGGGCTGTCCGGGGTAACCACCGGCACGATTTCACTACGCAGTGGGTGTACGTGGTGTACGGGAAAATGCTGTTCGTCACCCTGGAGGACGATGGCCGGCATGAGCGCACCGAGGGCAACTCCGGCAAGCTGATCACCGAGCACGCCGGGATACCGCACGCCTGGCGCGCGATTGAGGACACGCTGGTGCTGGTGTTCACCCGCGGGCCGCGAGCCGGGGAGAACTACGAAGCGGACACCCAGCGGCTGGCGGTGCCGCTGCTGTGAACTTCAATACCCGGAAGGGGTCACAATGAGCTGGACAATCCCGGCTGCGAGCCTGAATTCTGCTAGCGTCCCGTCAGACGGCTCAGCAATTGATCTGGGAAATGTGCGATCGTCTCACGGTATCGAGGTCGTGCTTGATCTGACGACGGCTAATGACACGCCGCAAGTCTGGCTGGAAGGCTCACTTGATGGCGTCAATTGGTACAGCATGAACACGCCCGCCGGTATGCCCATTTATCAGGTGCCGTCTAGCCAGCCGGCAGGGACTTACATCGTGCTGGTTATGGTTGCTAACCAGCCTGCGCAGTACGTGCGGGCTACCAGCGACGGCCCGTCAGGCTGCGCCACCGTGACGACGCTGCATACAGCGACCGCCTGAATCGCCATGACCCAGTTCAATACCGACAAGGACGTCCCGCACGGTTATCTGCCGGACTACCGGATGCTGGCTGCCCAGCTCGGCCCGGCGGCCACTGTGTGTGAGGTGGGGGTGCTGCAAGGCGGCTCACTGGACATGTGGCAGGAGCTATTCCCGGACGGCAGGGTAATCGGCGTCGACAACGACCCGGCCAGCCGGTGGCCGGACGGTACTCACCGGATTGTCGCGAACCAGGACCATCCGCAGCTTGGGCGGCTAGTTGCCGCTGAGGCACCACAAGGCTGTGACCTTATCGTGGATGACGCCAGCCATATTGGGCACCTGACCGCGGCGACATTCGCGCTGCTGTGGCCGCTGATCCGGCCGGGCGGCTTCTACGTGGTAGAGGACTGGGCCGATCCGTGGGTGTCGCCTGAAGTAGGCGTAGCCGATCCGGGTGACCGCCTGGTGGACTACGTGCCCGCACTGATTTCCGCGCTGCGCGAGGGAGCTGACCGGGTGACGTACACCTACGAGGGCCTGGTCATTATCCGGCGGCGGCCATGATTTCGGTGCTGTTGCCGTCCCGGGGACGGGCAGAGCTGCTGGCGCGCTCTGCCGGTTCGCTGAAGGACACCGCGGTCCAGGCACCGGAAATACTGGTCGCCGCCGACGATGACGATCCGGCGACCGTCCGCGCTGCCCGGCAGCTAGGCGCCCGTGTACAGGTGTGCCAGCGTGCGGGTTATGCGGGGCTGCACCTGTACTATCAGCAGCTTGCGGCTCTCGCAACGGGTGACTGGCTGCTGATCTGGAATGACGACGCGACCATGATGACGGCCGGCTGGGATGTCCTGATCGAGACGGTGCCGGCAGGCGTCCTGGTCGCGGACGTGCCGTCCACTCAGTCCCCGTTGTGCTGTTTCCCGGCAATTCGCCGGGAGGCCGTTACGGCGCTCGGCCGGTTCAGCAGCGCTAATCCGCACGTCGACACGTTCTGGCAGGACGTCGGCCGCGCCACCGGGACGATATTTACAGTGACGGGGTGTTTTGCCCGCCACGATGCCCCGGTGAAGCCAGATCAGGCGTACGGCTTCTACGAGCCGGGACACCAGGCGGAACTGACAGCCTGCGCAGACATTATCCGCGCCGCGTTTGCCCCGGTGGGCTGATCATGCCACCGCGCTGGCAGATCCTGATTCCGACCATCCCGCACCGGCACGCCAAATTGTCTGGCCTGCTGCGCCAGCTGGATGCGCAGATGCAGCTGGGCGTACAGGTGGTGGTTTACCGGGACAACCTGGAGACGAGTTACGCGGGCAAGCTGCAAGCGCTGATGGACGCGGCGACGGGAGTGTACGTTTCCGTGCTATCTGATGATGACGGCGTGTGCCCGGATTTTCTGCCGCGGGTGTATGCGGCGATGGACAGCGGTCCGGATCAGGTGGGCTTCCGGGTCCGGTACACCGAAGCGGGGGTACGCCAGCAGCCCGTCATTCACTCGCTGACGTGCGGCGGCTGGTCTGACGGCGCTGCGGAATTGCGGCGCGACATTATGTACTTCAATCCGGTTCGCCGGGAGCTAGCGCAGCGAGCCCGGTTCCGCGGGCCATACTGCGATGCTGAATGGGCAGAAGACCTGCGGGCGCTCGGCTGTATCCAGACAGAGGTATTCATCGACGCGGAAATGCTGTACTACCAGCGCGATGCCGCGGATAATTTCCACACTCCCCGTCAGCCGGCAGCCGCCGGGCAGATTTTGCCGCTGCCGCGTTATTGCTGGCTGGCTGAACTGCGATGACCAGAATCCGGCAGTTCTATCATCTAGGCGCCGACACTTTGTGGAAACCCGCGGCCCGGCAGCATATTGCCGCTTGCCACGAGGCGGCTTTGCCCGGCGCAGTCACCGTAGGGGTCACCGGAACACCCGGGCGATCCGCACTGGCCCGGGACTGGCTAGCTGAGCAGTGGCCGCTGGCTCGCGTAAAGCTGCTTGATGGTGAGTTCGAGCAGCCGACGTTGCGGCTGGCCCGGGATTGGGCGCTAGTGAACCCGGATGGAATGGTGCTGTACGCGCACGCCAAGGGCTCGGCAAATTTGTCCCCGGTACAGGAGGCGTGGCGGGAGTCGATGACGATCGACGTGATCACCCGATGGCGGGAGTGCATCGCTCAGCTGTCCGCGGGGTATGACGTCGCGGGCGCGCACTGGCTGGACCCTGTGGTCTATCCGAACATGCTGATTGCCACCCAGGCGAACGGCGGCAGCCAGACCCCATTTTTCGGCGGGAACTTCTGGTGGGCAACCGCGGCGTATCTGATCAGCTTGCCCGTGCCCAGCGCGCTGACTCGCTGGGGCGCTGAGCGCTGGATCGGGCTCGGTCACCCGAAAGCCGCCGACATGCGGCCCGGCTGGCCCACCATCATGCTGTTCGCGGGCCCGGCTGCGGAACGAATGCTCCAGCGGGACTTCTGGTGGAGCGGATGACTAGCTGAGGAGAAAAATCGTGTTTCTGATCGGCACGGTCAGTCCCGGCTCGCCATGATGCTGCCCGGACCCACCCCAGATTCCGCCGCGGGCATTCCCGCGGACCGCCCGCCGGCCGTCTCGGTGATCACCCCCACCTGGGGGCGGCACGAGATGCTGATGAGCCGCTGCATTCCTTCGGTGCTGGCCCAGGAGTTCAAAGGTACCGAGCACATCATCGTCAGCGACGGCCCGGACCCGCAGCTGGCCTACCGGCTGGGGCCGAACGGGCCGGACGGGCGCCGGAACCTGCTGTACTACGAGCTGGCCTCCCACAGCCCGGATAAGCACTATGGGCACCTGGCCCGGCTGGCCGGGATTGAGTACGCCAGCGCCGACCTGATCACCTACTGCGATGATGACGACGCGCTGCGCAAATCCCACGTCAGCGAGATGGCCCGCGCGCTGAACAACAGCCCCGAAGCCGGGTTCGCGGTCTCCCGGATGATGAGCCACGGCCCGTCCGGCCCGGCCGTGGTCGGCTGGGGCGCGCTTGGCTGCGGGAACGTCGGCACGCCGATGCTGATGCACCACCGCTGGGTGCTGGAGCACGGTACCTGGGGGCCGGCCAGCCAGTACGAGGACTGGGAGCTGGTGGAGCGCTGGCTGCACGCGGGCATCCGGTACGTGAACGTGGACGCGGAGACTTCCGACGTGTGGCCATCCGTCTTCCGCTGAGCTTGCCCGGGATTGTGCGCTGGCAATTGCCCGTGTTATTCTCAGCCAGTTGTTACCGCAATATGCAGGAGCTGCCGGTGCCCCCGAGATTCACCGAGCCCGTCCTGGACCGCACGATCGGCCGCGATCTGCGCCAGCTGCGCCGGTCGGCGAATGTCCCCGTCAGCGCGATGCAGCGGCACATGAAGTGGTCGGAGTCCAAGGTTTCCCGGGTGGAGAATGGCCGGTCCCCGCTGGAGCTGGATCAGATTCGCAGGCTGCTGGACCTGTACGGCGTCACCGATTTCCGCCGCGAGGAGCTGCTGTCCCGGGCGGCCCGGCTGGTGATGCCCTCGGGGGAGGCCAGGAACCGCGAAGGCATGCTCGGTGCCGCGTCCCAGCTGATGACCTGGGGACCGCAGCTGGTGCCGTGGGTGCTGCAAACCACGGACTTCGCCTGGGCCGCGCAGCAGGCCGCTCAGGACATCACCCGCGCCCCGCACGACGTCATCACCCGGCGCATCAGCTCGATCCTCGCTCAGCAGGCCCGGCTGTCCGGGGACCCGCCGCTGGAGGTGCAGGCGCTGATCGGCGAGGCCGCGCTGCATCAGCGCTGCGGGACGCCGGAGGTGATGGGCGCCCAGTGGGAGCAGCTGCGCGCGTTCAGCAAGCTGCCGAACGTGGCGATCCGGATTCTGCCCTGGGACGCAGAAGCCCCGTCCTGGGCAGGTGCGTTCACCTACGCCGCCTTCCCCGGCCTGCACGGGCTGCCTTCGGCGGATGCGGTGCTGACTGAGCCGCTGTACGAGGGCACCGTGCTGGCCATCGAGTCGCAGGTGCACGTCTACCGGGCCACGTTCCGGGCGCTGTGGGCGGCGGCGCGAAACGAGATGGCCAGCCGGGGTCTGCTGCGGTTCCCGCCGGGCCGGCGTCAGGCGGCCGGTATTTCCTTACCGCCTGCCGCGGGGTAGTCTCGGTCTGCCCGCGTCTGGAGGTACAGGCGGGGGGCATCGGTGGAGTAAAGAACGGGCTCGCTGGTACAGGCCGGGACAATCAAATCTGTTACAAAACCACTGTTCATACGAGGTCAGCGGCCTGCTGTAACGGATCTGCTTGCCGGCACTGGCCAGCGGGCCTGTTCCTTCTCACCGAAATGAGCGCTGATGCCCGGTTATCTCACCGCTGGCGTCTTCCCCGGTGGCGGGGTCCGCGTCTGGCACACCGTGGGGCGGCCCTATGAGCCTGGTGACCTGTGCATCTGGCTGCCGCGGCATGAGTGGCGCGAGTTCATC